GTAATGGGCCCGGGCGGACAGCCAATGCGCATGAAGGACGTCGCCCGCGCAGTCATGGACCTGGCCAACAAAAAGGCCGATGCCATGCAAAACGAGATCGAGGACCAGCTCATCGAGTCCGACTACAACGGCGAGCTGCGCAAGGTCATCCACGACGCGGCCGTGCTGGGCACGGGCGTGATCAAAGGCCCGATCGTCACCAACCGCACGCGCCGCGCCTGGCAGCCGTACACCGACATCTCGGGCCAGACCGTGCACGAGGTGACGGTGGTCGAAGAGCTCACGCCTGCGTCGTTCCGTGTGGACCCTCGCAACGTCTGGCCCGATCCGGGCTGTGGTGAGAACGTGCACAACGGCAAAGGCATCTACGAGCGCGAGCAACTCACGGCGCGCCAGGTGCGTGACCTTGCCAAGCAGCCCGGGTTCATGAAGAGCCAGCTGCGCAAGGTGCTGGAAGAGGGCCCCAAGAAGTCGGCCACCTTCCAGGAGCTCAAGGACGAAGACCAGCGCGACGTGGCCCGCGACGTTTACGAGATGTGGACGTACTGGGGCGAGGTCGACCACGAGGACCTGGAAGCCGCAGGCGTCGAGGTGGGCGAGAAGGACGAGCTGCGCAGCATCTCGGCCTGCGTGGTGATGATCAACAACACCGTTGTGAAGGCCTTCCTCAACCCGCTGGACGACGGCGGCATCCCGTACGACTTCTACGTCTGGGAGAAGGTGGCCGGATCGGTGTGGGGCTACGGCATCCCGTACCTCATGCGCGCACAGCAAAAGGTGCTGAACGCCGCCTGGCGCCAGATGATGGACAACGCCGGCGTCTCGAGCGGCCCGCAGATCGTGGTCAAGCCCTCGGTCATCCAGCCGGCCGACAAACAGTGGCAGCTCTCAGCTCGCAAGATCTGGTACGCCACCGACGACATGGACGACGTGCGCAAAGCCTTTGCGACGTTCGAGTTCAACAGCCATCAAGGCGAGCTGGCTGGCATCATCAAGATGGCCACCGAGCTGGCCGATGCTGAGACCGGCGTGCCCACGATCATGCAGGGCGAGAAGGGCGCAGCGCCTGACACCGTCGGCGGCATGCAGATGCTGATGAACAGCGCCAACGTGGTGCTGCGCCGTCTGGTCAAGCAGTTCGACGACATGGTGACCAAGCCGCACATCCGCCGGTACTACGACTACAACATGATGTACGGCGAGGACGAAGAGGTCAAAGGCGACTTCACGATCGACGCCCGTGGGTCCTCCGCGCTGATGATCCGCGACATCCAGAACCAGGCCTTCCTGAACCTGCTGGCCGCTGGCGCGAACCCGATCTACGGCAAGTACCTCGACCCCAAGAAGCTCTTCGAGAAGGCGCTGCAGGCGCAGCACATCGACCCCGCCGAGGTGTTCAAGCCCGAGGAGGAGATCGAGCGCATCGAGGAGATGGAGAAGCAGGCCGCTGGCCAGCAGCCGCCAGACCCGCGCATCGCCGCCGCACAGATCCGCGCACAGAGCAACCTGCAGAAGGTCCAGGCGCAGAACCAGGGCGACATGGCCGAGCTCAACACACGCCTGCAGATCGCGCAGCTCAACATGCAGACGCGCCAGCAGGAGCTGCAGATGCAGCGCGAGATCGAGATGCTGAAGATGGCCAACACCCAGAACCTCACGCTCGAGCAGATCAAGGCCAAGCTGGCCGACACCGCGATGCGCGAACGCAGCCGCAAAGAATTGTTCGCTGCCGAACAGCGCTTGAAGCTCGTCGCCGGATCCGGCATCTAAGGAGAAACAAACATGGCTACTTTGACCCCAGAGATCGCACGCGATCTGATGCAGCGGTCCATGACGACCGGCGCGCCGACGTCCGAGTTCAACAAATACGGCGGCTACGACGCGGTCGCCAGCATGTACAACCAGAGCGGCGGCACCTACAGCCTGGCTGACATCCCGACTGAGCGAAAGCAACAGCTGGCGCAGCAAATCGCCAACACCGGCGTCGGCAACCTCAGCCTGTTGAGAGAGACAAACACGCCGCTGACTACCGCCGGGCGCGAAGCCATGGCGCGCAACGGCGTGACGATGGGGGCTGACTTCTTAACCGAGCGCGAAATTCCTTTCCAACAAACAACCGGCGAACAACTCACTGCGCTGCAGTCTCAGTACGGCACTTTGCAGCAGCAGCTCGCCGAAATGCAAAAGCAGTACGAACGGCTTGTGTCCCAGTATGGACAGCAGGGCGGTTTGGGTGGTGGCGGAATTGTTGGCGGCGGTGTGGTCGACGACGGCAGCACCTTCAATCCTGGCGGCACGGGCGGGCTTGGTACCGGCGGCGTGGTCTACGGCCCGGACGGCACGTCTTACAGTTCTGCAGCCGCCGCGATTGCAGCTGGCGTGACCAACTTCACCTACACCAAGCCGGTAGTTCCGGGTTTGATTCAGGGCGCGGACAACCTGACAGCGGTGCCCCCGGGCGCGACCGGCAACGTGAGCCCCGGCGGTTTGATTGCCGGTCAAAACCAGCAGCTCTTCAATGCTGGACCGGCAAGGATTGCTTTGCCCTCCGGCGTCCGCAACCCGTTTGCGATCTAAACCATGTCGGTACTGTCCCGAGAGCTCGACAGCTACCAGCGAGCGGTCGACGCCTACCAGCGCCAGCTCAACAGCTACAACCGGGGGGTCCAGCGCTACAACGACACCCTGGTGCGGGACGCGGACGGCAACCTGCTGGTGATCGACGGCAGCGGCAACGTGATGAAAGTCGATGCCGAAGGAAAGGTTACGACTGGCGCGCTGCCTAGCGGAACGCTGCAAGACTACGGCATTTCGCCGATCCCAGACGAGGACCGCTTTCGCATGCTGCGCCAGGGCGAGCCGGTCGAAAGCAAGCGCGAGACGATCACCGGGGTGCAACGGTTTTACGACCCGGAAAGCGGGCAGGAGTACTACTACACGCTTGGGCCGGACTACGGCGATAGCGGGCCCGGCCAAGAGCGGCTCGGCGCTGAGTGGCGTTTGGAGCGCAAGATCCCAGGCCAACAGACCGGATGGGGTGACGGCGAGGCCTACGCGCCGGACACCTACGAGTTCAGCCGCGACGCTTCGGTTTATTTGGAGCGCCCGGAGGAGTGGGCAAAGCAGTTCACCCGCAAAGCACCGGACCCGACCTTTGCCCAGGTCAAGCGCGCCGGCATGCCTACCTTGGCGCAGATCGAAGGCGGCCTGATCGGCGAAGTGATGCGTGGCAAAGGCGTGCGTTACGGCACGCCGGTCTACCGGCCGCCCGGCACGAGCGCGGCACCGGCACCCGGCACGCCAGCAAACGTCGTCGAAAAACCTGTTCCGAGCACCCAGGTGGCTCCGGTCAAAAAATGAGGAAGAACATGAACAAACAAGTCGGACAGATGGTGGCCATGGTGCTATTGGGTCGAGATATGGCCCACCGCGCGCATTGGAAAACGCCCAGCTACAGCGAACACAAGGCGCTGCAGAAGTTCTACGAAAGCATCTTGGATCAGCTCGATGTGTTCGTCGAGCGCTACCAGGGCCAGTACAACGAGCTGATCGACGTGCCCCTGGCCGACAACGAGTTCGAGGGCGAGATTGCCGATGTGCTCGAGCAGCAGATGGCCTGGATTCAGGACAACCGCGAGAAGGTCTGCCCCGGGCAAGAGACCTCGCTGCTGAACACGATTGACGAAATCATCGGCCTGTATCAGACAACGCTGTACAAGCTGCGGTTTCTTGCGTGAATTCGCGTACAGATGACACAGTGTTGCAAAAACACACCACCCTGGTCTACAATCTCTGCGGGCGCAGTGCGCCCAAAATTTATAGGGAAGCCGGCCACAAGCCGGCTTTTTTCATTGCATGAATGACTTCTCATCCGCTACCTGGCACCAGCTGCGCAAGTGGGCCGAAGAGCAACTTCGCCGGGCCCGGGAAAAGAACGACGCTGTCGGCCTCTCCGACATCGAGACAGCGGCGTTGCGAGGTGAGATCCGACTATTGAAAAGATTTCTCGACTTGCCCAATGAGGCAACTCGAGGTGTGGTGGTTGAGCCGGACGCCTAAGTCCCGCCCAGCCGTGTGAGTAAGCCGCCTTCGGGCGGCTTTTTGTTTGGAGAGCAACGTGGAAGAAAACCAACTGTCTTTGGAGGACGCGCAAAAACTCTGGAACGAAGAGGCTGCAAGACTCGATGCCGGCGACGAGCCCGCTGAAGAGAACAAAGCCGCTGCCGCAGAAAACCTGCCGCAGGACGACGACCAAGAGATGCAAGCGCAGGCACCTGAAGCCCAATCGGCTGAGGAGCCGCAACAACCAGAGCAGCCGGAGGATCCACTGGCTGGGCTGCCCGAGGCCGTAAGAGCGAAGCTCGCTCAGATCGACCAACTGGCACAAGCCAATGCTCAACTGCTGCACCACGTAAAGACCGCCGAGGGTCGCGTGGCAGCGATGCAGCGTGAGTTCCAGCAGGCCCGTACGGCGCAACAGCAAGTTGCCCCGGATCAGGCGCCGTCGCAGGGACAAATGGCTGCAGCTGCCAAGAACCCCGAGAAGTGGGAGCAGCTCAAGCAGGATTTCCCCGAGTGGGCTGGCGCGATGGAGGAATACGTCGCATCGCAGCTTGGGTCTGTGAAACCGCAAGGCTCGAATCTGGACCCGCAAGCGGTAGCTCAGTTCGTGCACCAGCAGGTAGCGCAGACCAAGGCAGAGATGGGTCGCCTCCTGGAAGAAGCACGCATCGAGGGCAAGTACGACAACTGGCGCGACGTGGTCAACACGACCGAGTTTGCGCAATGGTTCACCGTACAGCCGCCCGAGGTTCGAGCTTTGGCCGACAGCGCCGCAGCGCGGGACGCAATTCGCATGTTGGACATGTTCCACCAGGCGAAGAGCCGAACAGCGTCGGAAATCAAGCAAGAGCGCGGAGCACGTCTCGCTGCAGCCGCGACAACTCGACCTGGTCAGACACCGCCGCCCAAAACCTTGGACGACATGTCACCAGAAGAACTGTGGAACTACGAGGCCAAGAAGCGCGAGAAACAACTCGCTGCTCGAGGCTACTAACCCCTTTGAAAGGAAACTGAAATGTCCATCCAAAATTACGGCACCGTTGCCAGCCGGAACCTTATCCGTGCGGCACAAGGCATGCTCGAGCATGCGCAACCGATCACCGTCCTCGGTGACTTCGGTACCCAGCGCGAAATGCCGCAGAACTCGACTGACACCCTGGTGTTCCGTCGTACTCTGCCTTTCGGCGCATCCACCACGGGCACCACGATCGAAGGCTCCAGCCGCTACGTCGGCACGCCTGACATCACCGCCTCGAACTTTGTGCTGGCTGAAGGCGTCACGCCCAACTCCAACACGATCTCGTTCCAGGACGTGTCGGTGACCCTGCAGCAGTACGGCGTGCTGTTCAAGTACAGCTCCAAAGTCGAGCAGCTGTACGAAGACGACATCCCCGGCGAGATGGTCAAACTGACTGGCGAGACCCTGGCCGAGGTGATGGAGATGGTGCGCTACGGCGTGCTGAAGGCTGGCTCCACCGTGATCTACACCAACGGCTCCAGCCGTTCGGCTGTGAACACCGCGATCAGCCTGAACTCGCTGCGCAAGGCCGCTCGTACCCTTGAGTCCAACCGCTCGCGTCGCGTGACCAGCCGTCTGGCTCCTGGTGTGAACTTCGGCACCCGCGCTGTGCAGCCCGCCTACATCGTGTTCGTTCACACCGATGCCGTGGCTGACATCCGCAATCTGCCCGGCTTCACCCGAGTGGAAGAGTACGGCAGCTTCAAGCCCATCCACGATCGCGAGATCGGTGCTTGCGAAGACTTCCGCTTCATCAGCTCGCCGCTGCTGAAGTCCTTCGCCGGCGCTGGCTCTGGCACGCTCAACGGCATGCTGTCCGTGGGCGCCGCCAACGTGGACGTGTACCCCTTCATCATCATCGGTGAAGACGCTTGGGGCCAGGTTGCTCTCAAGGGCATGTCGGCCATCAAGCCGGTGGTCCTGAAGGCCTCCCAGACCAACCACGCCAACCCACTGGGCCAGTTCGGCTACGTGGGCGCTTCGACCTGGTTCGCGACTGTGCGTCTGAACGACGCCTTCATGGCCCGTATCGAAGCCGGTGTGACCGCCCTCTGATGAATAGCCGGGGCTTCGGCCCCGGCATTTAACGAAAGGACCACACCATGAGCGAAAGCATCAACGTACGGATGGCCAAAGTGCCGGACCTGCTCACCTCGCGTGAGCTGCGCCCGCTGCTTGAATCCATGCTGACCGACATCGCAGCGTTGCAGGCAACTGTCAACCAGCTGATCACCGACTACGACGCAAGCACTGTGCCGACCACAGCCGCTGCCGTCACCCTCAACACTCAAGAGTAAGGAGCACCTCCATGTCCTATAACCTCGAACAAGCCAACAGCGGCTGCCAGGCTTTTACCTCTGGCGGCGTGGCTATCACCACCAACAAGGCCAAGTTCAAGACGACCGCCACGATCAACTTTACGATCGGCGGTCTCATGTACACCAAGGCCGCTGCCGACAACCTGGTCTTCTCCAGTGGCCACACGGCCCTGGCTGCTGGCCAGTCTTGCCTGTTCGGCCTGCAGCTGGACGCCTCCGGCAACGTGACCACCGTACAAGGCCCGATCGTGGCCGCCGGTGATCCCTGCCCGGTGCCCACGCCTTCGGCCAACGTTGCCGTTTTCGGTCTGATCAAGGTGTCGGCCACTGCCGCCTTCACCCCTAACACGACCGAGTTCGACGCCTCGGGCATCACCACGACGTTCTACAACGCGTCGGCAATGCCGGGCCGCGCAATCTAAGTTGCCATCCTCTCCTCCCGAGAGTTTGCAGGCCGCCTTAGGGCGGCCTGCTTTTTTGGCAGACCCGAAATCACCAACCACCGGAGAAAAATGATGGCAAGAAAAGATACAACGCAGGGCGTCGAAGTAATCGACGACGCACCTGTCATCGAAACGGTTTCCGAGTCGAAAGACTTTCGCCAGCTCGCTGCTGAAGAGTCTTTCATGAATGAGCTGGTCACTGTCCTGGTCCACTCGACCACCGACGAAAACCAGGCTCCTCACGTCATCGTGAATTGCAACGGCACCAACCAGCCGATTATTCGCGGCGTGCCGACGCAGATTCGTCGCAAGTATTTGGAGATCTTGGCTCGCATGAAGGAGACCAAGTACACCCAGGTCACGCCCAACCCGGCCGCACCTGATGTCTCACACATGCAGGCTCGCCACGGTCTGGCCTACCCGTTCGAGGTTGTTGAAGACAACAACCCGAAGGGCCGCGCCTGGTTGAACAACGTGCTGGCTGAACCAGCATAAACGGAGAGGTAGCCCGTGAATTTCTTGCAGCTGATCAATCGCACCCGAGTGGAGTGCGGCGTCTCTGGCGCCAGCACGCCTCTGTCGACGGCGCAAGGGCTCACGGGTGAATCCGCTCGGATCGCCAGCTGGGTGAATTCCGCATGGGAAGACGTCCAAACGGCAAAGGAAGACTGGCAGTGGATGCGCGAGCCATTCCAGTTCAACACCGTCACGCAGCAGCAGATTTACACGCCGACCGAAGCTGGCGTGGGATCGACGTTCGGTAACTGGAAGCGCGACAGCTTCCGGTGCTCGAGCGTCGGGCAGAACTACGGCGACGAGCAGTTGTTGAACTACATGGAGTGGAACACGTTCCGCAACTTGTACCAGTACGCCAACATGCGCCGCACCTACGCGCGCCCCGTGGTCGTCACCATCGATCCGGACAAGAACCTGGGCTTTGGATCGATCCCCGACCAGCCCTACGTGATCGTCGGTGAGTACTACACCAAGCCGACGCAATTCGCGGCCGACACGGATGCACCGCCTTCGGTGTTTCCTGACCGATTCCACATGGCCATCGTGTATCGCGCCATGATGTTCTACGCCGGCTACGAAGCCGCGCCTGAAGTCTATCAGCGCGGTGAGTTCGAATTTAAGCGGTTGATGAATCGAATCGACATCGACCAGTTACCGACGCTTGTCAGCGGACCTCCGCTGGCTTAAGGGGGACGGCGATGCCGCTGAACACACCCCCTGTCAAATACGATCTGATTCGCCTCGCTGGTGGTCTCGACCAGGTCACCCCCACCCTCTCTTTGCGCCCCGGCGTCGCGCGTCGCGCGGCCAACTTTGAGTGCTCGATCACGGGCGGGTATACCCGCATCGCTGGCTATGAGCGCTTTGACGGCCGCCCCAGCCCTTCGGCTGCCCTGTACCTCATCTTGGTGTGCGACATCACCGGCACGATCGCTGTCGGCGATTCGGTGCTGGGCTCGAGCTCAGCCGCCACCGGCAAGGTGCTTGCGGTAGCCGGCAATGACGTGGTGCTTACACGCGTGAGCGGTGATTTTGTCGCGGGTGAGCTGCTGAGTGTTAGCTCAGTCACCCAGGCGGAAATCACCGTAGTGCAAGGTCCTTCGGCCAACGGCCTGCAGGACGCGACCTACAAGGCTCTGGCCGCAGATGACTACCGCGCCGACATTCAGGCGGTGCCGGGCTCTGGAAACATTCTTGGCGTGGCGCTCTACAACGGTGTGGTCTACACCTGGCGCAACAACTCGGCGGGCACCGAAGCGCTGATGTACCGCAGCAGCTCGAGCGGCTGGCAACTGGTCACTACGCCCACCCTGGCGCCCAACGGCCGGTACCAAACAGTCGTGGCCAACTTTGGCGGCGGCACTGCCAATTACAAGCTGTACGGCTGCGATGGTCAAAACAAAGCCTTCATGTTCGATGGCACGACCTTTACGCAACTCACAACGGGCATGACGGTCGACAAGCCCGAACACATCGCCTTTCACAAGCAACACCTGTTTCTCTCGTTTGGCGCCTCGCTGCAGTTCTCCGCCATCGGGGACCCGACGTCATGGACGCCGGTCCTTGGCGCCGGCGAGCTGGCGATGAACGCGCCAATCACCAACCTGATTCCATTGCCTGGCGACCAGTCGTCGGGCGCCCTGGCCGTTTACACGCGCAGCGACACCTCAGTGCTTTACGGCACCAGCTCGGGAAACTTCCAGCTGTCTACGTTCAACTCTGGAACCGGCGCGATCGCCTACACCGCGCAGAACATGGACCAGGCCTACGTGCTGGACGACCGAGGCATCATGAGCCTGGGCACGTCGCTGAACTTCGGCAACTTCTTGCCGGCGTCACTGACGATGAACATTCGCCCGTTTGTCGAGCAGCGCCTCTCGAAGGCCTGCGCCAGCACGGTCAATCGCATCAAGGGCCAGTACCGCGTCTTTTTCAACGATGGCACGGCAATCTACATGACGGTGCTCAACGGCAAGCTGTTGGGCTCCATGCCGATTCAATATCTGCGCCCAGCTCTGTGCACCACGGAAGGCGAAAGCCTGGCGGGTGACGCCGTCTCGTTCTTTGGCTCGAACGACGGCTTTGTCTACCAGATGGACAAGGGCACCAGTTTTGATGGTGTGGCGATCGCCGCCAACATCAACTTGGTCTACAACAGCACCAGCGCACCGCGCGTGCTCAAGCGCTACCGCAAGGCCAGCGTCGAGCTGACCGGAGATTCCTACGCCGAGCTCGCGTTTGGCTATGACCTGGCCTATCGCTCGATTGCTCTCGAGCAGCCGCTTGATGCGAGCTACTCGAATGACCTGCGGTCGTCGTACTGGGACAGCATGACCTGGGACAACTTTGTCTGGGATGGCTCAGACATCTCGCCGTCAGAAGTGGAAGTGCAAGGCACCGCCGAAAACATGGCGATCCGCCTTTCTTCTGTGTCGGCGTTGTTCCAGCCTTTCACTGCGAATTCAATCATCGTGCACTACACGATGCGCCGAGGACTCAGATAATGCCAAACAGCTTCTATAACCACTCCACCTACCCAACGCCCAACTCGCCCGGCTCTTCGGCGCAGATGCGCGCCGAGCTGCAGCTCATCACGGAAGCGTTTGACAAGCTGCCGACGCTTTCCGGTGCGGCCAATCAGCTCGTTGTTGTCAACGGTGCCGCAAACGCGCTGACGACAACCACGGCTTTGTCCGGGTTAACGATTACGGGCAGCACAATCAACAGCTCCACGATCGGCGCCAGCGTGCCTGCGGGCGGTTGGTTTACGACGCTGTCCGCAACTGGCGCAGTGTCGCTGGGCTCGAGCGTGGCGATTGCCGGTGGCACGATCAACGGCACGCAGATCGGCAATACCACACCGTCGTCTGGTGCCTTTACGACGCTGTCTGCAAGCTCGGGCATCACCGGCAACCTGACGGGTAACGTCACCGGCAACCTGACGGGCAACGTCACCGGCAACCTGACGGGCAACGTCACCGGCAACGTGACCGCCTCTAGCGGCACCTCGACGTTTACCAACGTCACGATCAACGGCACGCTAAACATGGATGCCGGCACGACCGGCACTATCGAGAACCTGTCGACGCCGGTGAATTCCGGCGATGCTGCGCCCAAGGGCTATGTCGACACGCAAGTCGCAACTCGTCTAGCCCTGGCTGGCGGCACGATGTCCGGCGCGATTGTGATGGGCACCAACCGCATCACGGGCATGGGCGACCCGGTTGACGCGCAGGACGCTGCGACCAAGGTATACGTCGACAACGCCGTCCAAGGGTTGGACGCGAAGGCCTCGTGCCGCGTGGCTACCACTGCAAACATCACGCTGTCCGGCACGCAGACAATCGACGGCGTGTCAGTTGTGGGCGGCAACCGCGTGCTGGTAAAGAACCAGAGCGCTGCGGCCGAGAACGGCATCTACGTTGCGGCCTCCGGTGCCTGGTCGCGGGCAGCTGATGCAGACACCTGGGACGAGCTGGTGCACGCCTTCGTGTTTGTCGAGCAAGGCACTGACGGCGCCAATAACGGTTACGTCTGCACGGTGGCCGCCGGCGGCACGCTTGGCACCACCGCCGTGACATGGGTGCAGTTCAGTGGCGCGGGCCAGATCATTGCCGGCGCCGGCCTGACCAAGACGGGCAACCAGCTTGACGTTGGTACTGCGTCAAGTGGTCGCATCGTGGTCAACGCTGACAACATCGACCTGGCCACAACTGGCGTCGTTGCTGACACCTACAAGTCGGTCACTGTCGATGCCTACGGCCGCGTGACTGGCGGCACCAACCCGACCACCTTGTCGGGCTACGGCATCACCGACGCCTACACCAGCACGCAAACTGACACGCTGCTGTCCGGCAAGCTGTCACTCACTGGCGGCACGATGTCTGGTGCCATCGCCATGGGCACAAACAAGATCACTGGCCTGGGTGATCCGACCAACGCCCAGGATGCGGCGACCAAGAACTACACCGACAGCATTCTCGGTAGCGCCACTTCGGCTGCCGCCAGTGCAGCCGCTGCACTGCAAAGCGAAATCAACGCGGCGGCAAGCGAGTCCAACGCTGCAGGCTCAGCCAGCAACGCGCTCACCAGCGCCAACAACGCGGCGGCCAGCTACGACGCCTTCGACGATCGGTACCTCGGATCCAAAACAGCGGACCCAACACTCGACAACGACGGCAATCCGTTGCTTGAAGGCGCGCTGTATTGGAACTCCGTCACCAAGATCATGAAGGCTTACGACGGCGCCAACTGGGCTGCCGCGTATCTGCCTGCTGCGGGCTACTTGCCCATCTCTGGCGGCACCATGACCGGGGCCATCACGTTTGCTGGCGGCCAGACATTCCCTGGCGTCTTGCCGCTGTCCGGCGGCACGATGACCGGCGCGATCACATTCGCTGCTGGCCAGACCATCTCCGGCTACCTGCCGCTGACCGGCGGCACCGTCACAGGCGACACCTCGT